TACAGAACAGATTGCGTGGTTACATCGTAGTTGATGGTGCCCGTAGCAGCAGTGGCGGAAACCGTTACCGTCTCAAGCGCATTAACCAGCTTTGAACTGATCGTGCTAGATGAACCTGTAAATGTTTGCTTGGCCGTAAAAGTTGTTGCTGTACCCGGAGCTACAAAGTCTGTGCCTGCAGTAGCAGCAGTAAACGCCGAAGTGCCGTTACCTTTCAATACGCCGGTCAGCGTAGTGGCACCAGTACCGCCAGATGCTACCGGCAACGCTGAGCCCAGCGTCAATGACCCGAAATAGTTCGTCGCTGCTACAACGTCTGTGCCATTACACCGCAGGAAAGCGGTAGCACCATTGGGGACCGGGATCCCGGACCCGGCAGAGGTCTTGAGCGTCTGGGCAAAACCCGTGTTGTTGTACACAACATAGACCTTGCTGACCGCAGGGCAGATCACGTTCCGCGCCAGCCCAGGCGAACCCGTCAGGTTCAGCACCATTGCCCGCGCTTCGTCGGTTGCGCCGTTGTTTGAGGACAGCGTGTAGTCTGCTGTCGTCATGGTGATCGTGGCGGTCCCCGCGATGGAGGTGTCTACCAGCGCCGTCAGGCCGGTGTTGACCTGGGTGCCCCACGTGCCAGAGTACTCCCCGGTAGCAGGCTGAACCAGCCGAAGACTTGCGGTGTATGAAGCCATGTTTTACCTTACGCGAAGCGCAGAAGTGCCGTGGTGGCAGTGGGCGTGGGTAGTTGCACTGTGAAGTTTGGACCCGCAACCTTGTCGGCACCGAAGTCCAACACAGCAATAGCCCGGTCAGCCTTGGATGTGTTGTAGATCAGTGCCCCACGGGCCGTGAAGCTCACGCCAGTCCAGGCAGGATTGTCAAACGTACAGTAGGCAGTGGTGCCAGAGAGCAGGACTTGCACGTTCGTGAGAATCACACCCCCTGCGGTGTAGTTCGTACCAGAGACCTCACCTGTAATGATGTAGACCGTGGTGTCAGCACCAAGAGAAGCGGCGCTCGTATAGAGCGCCATCTTCAGAACGTCGGTATCCAGATCATGAATACCCAGCCATGACTCCTGCTTGAACGAAGAGCATAGCGTTTGCACCAAGGCCATTTAGATCACCTGTGTTCGTACCTGCCCACTGCGGTAGGCGTCCTGGCGGTCCTTACCATCACCCAGATTCTTCAGCAACGTCAGCGACTGCACGTACTGCTTGTCTACATCGGCCACGATGTCAGGCTCCTGCTTCATGAACCGAGCAGCCTCGACCAGCACCGCGTTGAACAGCACGGAGTCAAAATTGTCACCCAGCCATGTGTTGGTGGCCGTGACGATGCTCTCGGGGTAGTAGAAGTAGTTCAGTTCAGCAGACAGTACCGGGGACAAGGGCGGTGTGGGGCCAAACAAGAAGCGCTGCACCAACGGCGTTGTGGTGCCGTTTAGGGCGTAGTACCTGGGTGTACCAGTTACCGCAGGGTTAGGGTATGACTCGCGAATAAAGTTCACATCCTTGTTCAGGAGAAACTCGTAGCCACCCGTATCCAGCACCACCGCAAGGCTGTAAGCCGCCAAAAAGTCCGTGGGCGCGTTGACGTTCTGCCCCGTCAGAGACAGCGTTGAGGTTTTGCGCAGCGTGGGAAGTTGGACCGCGTTGTATATTCTTTGCTCGGATATACGAACCATAGTAGCAAAATCAGTAGCCGAAAAAGTATTTTCGACATAATCTGACACTGCTACTTGAAGTTCTGAATAATTCATGTCTTTTGCCTCCTATTTTTGTGTCCCGGCAAAGATAACGACATGGCTTTAATGTGTTTGTAAAACGCTTGTTCGCTAATTTTACTGTGCTTACACGCGGCCCTAACTGTTAATCCAGAAAGTATGGCTTCATGTGCCAAACGCGCTCGTTGTGCGCACGCTTCTGATTTTAGTTTGCGGGCTTTTTCACCTGCCTCATACAAAGCCTGTTTATGCGCAGCGTCAGACGACAAAAGTTTAAGCTGGCGATCCCTAGCTTTCTTCCTACTTGCGGCATCATACACGCGCTTACGGGCCGCGTCCGCTAGTTTTTGGCGGTGCTCCGCCGAGAGCGCTTTACCTTTATGTACACCCGCCATTTTTTGGCGGAACTCCTCAGTGTGATGCCAGCCGCCGCGTACCAATCGCTCCTTAGCAGTGCGCAACACGTTGTAGCTCTGCAACGGCATTAGACGATTTTCGTACTCTATACGTTGTTCTTTAGCGCAGATAACAAGCACTTTGAACGCGAAAGCACCTTCACCGTATTTATCCCATGCACGTTGAAGAATAAACGAATGGTGCTTACCCCTTCGCAAACTGCTGCGATGCGTATGCCACCGACTTTTATAGTCGGTAGCACTGCCAATGTAGCAACGGTTATTCACCGTATTTTCAATGGCATAAACATAACCAACAGCTTGCCGCATGTCTTACGCCATCGGCCCACGAGACATGAAGCCACGCGTAGCAGCACCGGACCCACGCTGCTTGATGCCAGAAGTCTTGGCCTTCGGAGCAGCTTCCTTGGAGAAGTTACCCACCACCATGCAGATGTCCCGAGGGTTCTCAGCTTCCTGGGGGTATGCCTGCTTGGCAGGCGGCAGTTGTTTGATCTTGCCCATGATGTCAGCCCGTCTTTTGGTTCATGGCGCGGGAAAGATTCTTCCCGTACTTCATGCGGTCGTCAGTGGTCGGACCGCCCTTTTTGAATCCCTTGCTGTGCATGGCCTTCACGTGCTTGCCAACTTCTTCCTTGGCGACCTTGCGCATTGCTTTTTCCATCATCGCTCCTTAAGCGGTAGATACCGCGACTATACCGACTAAACCCTGCCCGACCAAGCTGTTCGGCGTCAGGGGCGCATCAAAACCACTGGACCCACCCACCGGAGCCCAACCCCACTCAATCACTCGACTACCCTCACCAAACGAGCCCGTCGCAGTCAAGCCAGAAGAGTACCAAGTGTTTGTGTCTGGGCGTGGATCTCTGATCGCTTGCGGATCACTGACTGGATACATGCCAAGCTGCAACTGTGGCTGATCTGGGGTCCAGCATTGAGGACAGGCTTTGATTGCGGTCTGCTTGGTCTTTACCGTGAGGTTCTTGAGCTTCTTTAGGTCAAAACGAAATCCGCAAAGATCGCAGAACCCGAAGGCCTTGGCACCATTTGCGAAGCGGTTTGACATAGTTTAGGGAGTTTATCCTGCGACGATAAACTGGCTAATTAACTGATAAACATCTGCCGAGGCACGAACCGTACCGCAGCCTTCTCACGGTCTTCCGTCGAGGCCAGATCCCAATCTTGGTCGTATTGCGCCTTCAGCACCTGCATGCGCTCCATCGCGCCGGGGATCTTCATGGACAGGTAGTACGCAAGCCCGGAGACCAACGCATTGAGGAAACGGAACGGAATGTCCTGTGTGTACGTGCCACCTGCCCCAGCGTCCTGAATACGGCGCAGTCGCCAGTAAACGAACGTGTAGGTCTGCGAGTTGTCGGGCGTAGGCCAGACAGTGATGGTCGGAGCAGGCTGTTGGCGGTTGATCCACACCTGAATTGGTCTTGCCTGCTGCAGCTTGTTCGGGATGGACGAGTAGGTGGAGACTGAGATGCGCGTGATGGTCAGGTCCGTCTGTGTGGAGACATTACCCGCGCCCGTGCGAATCACATGCTCAATGAGATCTACCGTATCGGCAGGCAGCGTGTAGGTGTTTGTGCCAGGAGTCAGGACTTGTTGGCCCTGCTCAATGGTCCACATATTGATGCCACGGTTGGCCCAATCTGCAAAGAGAAGATTTAGGCTACGTCTTGCAGTACGGAGATCGTAGCCCGTGCGCAACTCAGCACCACAGCGCTCAAAGGCTTCTTCAACAGCCTCGTTGAGGTCGAGATTGAACGTAGCGGTGCCGGATGTGGTCATGGCTTACCTAAACTTTGCGGTCTTTGCAGCAACCTTGGGAGGCTGTTTGACAAACTGTTTTCCTGTGGCCTTACCTGCACGCTTTGCACGAGTGGTTGCAGCGTACTCAGCAGGAGTGAGGGACTTGATCGCAGCCTCTGGGAGGTAGCGTTCGCCGGTCTTGCTAGAAGGTTTGCCACTTTTGGTCGTCCACTTCTGCGCGGTCCAGTCCTTCAGACTCTGCTGCGGGGCCTTCATGTCAGTCCTTGTACGAGCCGCCCTTGGCCTTGTACTGCTTGGCAAGAAGCTGCGCCTTGCGAGCGCTCCATTGGCCTGCTCCGGTGCCGTGCGTGGCCTGTGCTTTGATCTTGTTGAACAGGGCTTTGCGCATCCCAGGCTTGGTGTAGTTGCCAGCTTCGTTCACGCGGGTCTCTCCGCCCTCGGCATATTCCCGAAAGTCGGTGTTGTCCCTGCGGGCATGGCGCTTTCCGTCTTGAAGGAAATCAGTGTTGTCACGGCGCTTCTTCAGTTCGGGGCGAATAGCACCCATGCCGCGACTGGCTCTCATACAAACCTGCCTTTGGTTTTGCCGCGCATTTCACAGCCGCCACCACGAACTTGTCCGCCCTTGGCATAACCGACCCGGCCACCACGAGCGCGGAGTTCGTAGTCCGTATCCTCGTCCCGCGTGCGAGAACGAGGAGACTTCTTCTTGGGCATAGCTTGCAGAACAGGCTTGTTGGCCTCCATAGCTTCAGCACGGCCTTTGGCAACAGCCGGAGGAGTCTCTTCAAAGCCAATCCTGCGGCGAGTCACATTGGCTTCTGCTTTTGCCGGTGGCAACTGCTTCGGGCTATCGCCACCCTTGACTGGCGTACCAGACTTCGGGCCCTCAAGCCTGTCCATCTTGTTTACACCAACACGCTCGGCGGGCGTGACATTGCGACGGCCAGAAGCGCCAAGGAACGTCACCGGAGTTTCGGTGGTTGCCAGTGCGCGACCAGTTGGCTTGGCGGCTTGTGCGCCACGCGCAGCCATACGCAGACCTGACAAACCGGAAACACCACCCAGCGTGTTCAAAATGTTGCGCTCTGTGTCGCTCATGCTCCGGCTGCCATCAGAGGGCGGAGCAGTGTAGGAGCCAGCACCTGGGATTTGCCCGGTCGGAGTGGAATCTACACGCGCAGCGGAAGCAGGTGCTGCAGCTTTGGCTGCAGGCTTTGGAGCAGGTTTAGACGCACGAACCGACGCAGCAGGCC